AATCATTAATACCATTACTCCACTTATTGAACCTGTTCCATATAGATCTATTTGCTCCCTTATTTTCATCTAGAACTCTAAACGTCCACGGATAGAATATTCTATCGCCAGGATATTTTAAAACTCTTCCTCGATATGGGATTCTTATTGGATTTATTTGACTTGCTGGTAATGCAACAGATCTAACAAAAAATCTGTTAAGCGCAGTACCACTAGTATCTGTACCACCAGCAGCAGCTGGCCAGTTCATTTGTACATCATAACGGTGGGCTCTATTTCCTCCGTTAAACTCATCAATGAAGTCTTGTAGATTATTACCCATAAAACTTCTACCTCCTAGTAAGATGAACCAGATGATGTGTTAGTAGAAGAAGTTGATCTTGTTGTTGTTCTACTAGTGCTACTAGTGCTTGTGGAACTAACTGAACTTGTAGAACTTGTTGTAGTTGCAGTAGTTGGTGTAATAGTCGTGGTATTGTTGTTTCTATTTGTGTTGACTTCGAATAGTATTGCCTGAATGCTACCAACAAGCGCGACATTTACGTATGCCTTTAGTATATTGGCATTGATAATATTCTCTGTATTATTTGAACCATCACAGATAACAGTAAACTTTGTTATATGCCCAGCACTAAGCATTTTTCTCAACATAGTAGTTATTCTGTTAGTGACTAAGCTGCGTGTTGCAGTATTATTAACTTTGAACATTGCTTGATCTGCGATTGTTTCCAATCCACGTTCGATATGAGTAAAAATGCGTACACCATTAACATATTTTAGTGCATCACTATCAGTGCTTGCGGATTTTGTATTGTCCGAAAGAAACCGCGATGGTTCTCCTGCTATGGTTTTAAAGTAGTTTGCTCTGGCAGATAAAATATAATTTGCACTATCTTTGTCAATATTATATTCTAATATCCCATTTTTAAGTTCTGCTTCGTAACCAGCAGGTGATTCTGCATAACTAGTTTGCTGTTGCTTTTCTGCCATAAGACCTGCAACATCAGCAGAAAGTAATGATGATACTGTTGACGAACCATCAAAGGAATCGTGTAACTTTTGACCCGGAACCAAGAACGAATACCTATCACCAGAATTAGCTGATGGTAATGCTGGATCAAAAGCCGAGGAACTATTTGTATTATTTCCAGCATATTTAGTTTGGTATGTACCAATTACTGCAATACATCTACGAGCGGTTCCAATTGCTGCTAGTTTGTTATTAATATCTGATGATGCCTCAGAACTAAAAACTGTGTCAATACTCTTAAACTCCATTTCCTTTTGGAGCTTGTGGTATGGATCGGTCGAACCTACTATACATACGTTTCCTCCATATAGCAGATAATTTGAGACTGAATAAAAATCCTTTTCCCACGCAGGACTAATACTATTATTTGCATACTGAGATAATCTACCATATAAATCATTAACGCTTGTTAAATCCATATATTGTTGAGATTTCTCTTGATTTGTGCCCAATGCAGTTAAAAATGCGGATGATGTAGGACTAACGAATCCCGCATTATGTGAACTAGATGGTGCTGTCTGCAAGGGAGCTACACCATCATTAGGCGAAGAACTATACGTAATGTCTGTATTTGCCATTTTATTCCCTACCGAGAAGATACTTTGTCTATGTTATTTATAGAAATGAGTCTTCAGAGGATTCAGAATCACTAGCTTTCCAGTAGTCATTACCATCCCAGAATGAAGTTTCTTCCTCATCTTCCAGTCCGGGTAAAAATCCAAATGGAACCATGTCATCTTCGATTCTTTGCATTTCATCCTGATATATGTCTTTTCGAATATCCATATCAGTAATGTTTTTAAAGTACTCTTGTCTTGTTAACCAACCAAACAAAACTAAGCACATCATAAGGTCATCGTTATGTCCATCATCAGCTTCATACGACTGACCCTTTGCAACAAACGTATACATTTCCTGTATAGTTTCCATGTCTTCGAGAATCAGTTTATCATTTTCAATAAGACTCTTGAGCACAGAACATCCAAGTTTTTTCACGGGAACAGTGGTTCGAACTCCGTACTGAGAATTTGCACTACCAAATCCACTACCGATGACTTGTCCTGATCTACCTTTATATACTGCCTGTAGAACATTTTCATATTCCAAATCTCCAAACAGAATATCTGCCACTTGAGCACC